ATTATGAGTGAACAACTGGATCAATTAGATGCGTGTGGTTATTCATGGAAGAACCTGGAGATCGGAGTCTCCCATGAGACAATGCGCTGCTTTTGGATTTTAGATATAGAAAATCCTACAGTAGCAAGAGGATGGAATAGTGTGTGGGGAGGAAGGAATTCCCATGATATGATGTATTCAGCACTTTTCCTGGCTGGATTAGGTGTATGGATATGCGATAATCTCCAGTTTACAGGAGAAATAAAGGTATCCTCAAAGCATACTAAACATATTGGTAGTAGGCTCAAGAGGATGGTAACAAGAGGATTGTTTGAGCTAACACAGTTTGATGCAATCAATGAAGAGAGAATTGCTGCATATGAAGCATTCACTTTACCTGAAGAGGAATTTGAGGTGATTGAAACACCAGAAGAAGAAGCGCCTAGAATTGTACATGAAAGTACTCCTTTTATTCATGACTTTGTTGTAAAGTCTATGGATCGTGGCGTAATTTCTCCCTCCTCTATAAAATTGGTACTTGATGCTTGGAGGGAACCTAAATTTGCAGAGTTCCAGCCAAGAAATGCATGGTCACTATCAAATGCATATACTGAAGCATTTAAGAAATACTCAAATCCGCATCAATTATTCGGAAGAGGAGTTGCTTTAACTGCAATGATGGATGAACTTGTAGATTTCCAGGCACCAGCAATAGTAGAAGCACCCGAAGATATTGACATTGAAGTTGTCAAGGATCGTCGGAGGGAGGTTTTATTAAACTAGGCACAGTGAGTCGTGCCTATTAGTGGCGACATGGAAGTTGCTTTTTGTTTTCATCCTGATAGGTAGAGGAGATTACCTGAATAGATGAAGGGTTGGGGGAGGGTGAGCATTTTAGGACAGTCCCAGGCTAGGGTGGGAGGTGGTTTGAGTAAGGTGAAATAACCGTGTACCGTGTAAGACTGTCCTTTTATGTTTGACATTATATTAAATAGACTGTAAAGTATAAGTAACATAACAGAAAGGAGGTTTATGGATTTAAGAGAAATATGTACAGAATTTAATATTAAACTTGAACCAATTGCAATACAAACAGGATTTAGTCTACCCTATGTTGGAATGGTTGTAAGAGGTAAGAGACATAATGCTCAGATAATATCTGTTGTTCATCTGGCAATTGAAAAGAGAAAGGCAGAACTAAGATTAATCATAAACTAAAAAGGTAACAATGAAAGACTTTGAGCCAGGAGATGAAGTTGCAAGAATGCAAGGTATTGGTGGTAACGATGCGTATGCTGCTGCCAATATAATGACTCCTCAAATGAATGGTTGGGCAACAAGCCAATATGAACTATTCAATATCAAGCTAGGTAGGCAGAAAGTAAAAGATATAAGTGATAAGCCATCAGTAATATGGGGATCGTGGCTAGAGAGTCCAGTTCTAGAAAAAATCAATCATACTACTAAATATCAACTACGTAGAGACAAGAGTACACATTGGAGTGAGAAGTATCCTTTTATGTATGCTCACATAGATGCAACTATGGTAGGTCATTCAATAGAAGCATTTGGTCATACCTACAGCAAAGTAATTGCAGAGATCAAGTGTCCTATGACATATTCTGCAAAGAACTACGGTGAAGAAGGAACTGACGAGATTCCTGTATGGAATTTAATGCAATGTATTCATTACCTGGTCGTACATCCAGATGTCAATGCAATATTTGTGTTTGTACAGTTGCCACATGAGCCTCTAAGACATTACGTAGTCAGAAGAGATAAAGAACTACTTGATTCATATATAACATCAGTATGCAGATTCTGGAGCTTCGTGGAAGAAGCCAGAAAGAACCCTAATGTGAAAGGAGGACCAGTACCAAGTACAGTACATGATTTCACTATCAAGAATTGGGATCATAATGACAACTTTATTAAAATGAATGATGAAGGAGAAAGAGCTTGGCATAGAACGAAAGAAAGGAAAGTACAGACCAAGATAATGGAAGCAGAAGATGTTGAAGATAAAATAATAATGCAAGAAAGTGTTGGGACAGCACAAGGTGCAATGCTGAGTAATGGAACAAAACTAAAATGTGTTAGGAGAGACAATAGGAAATATAAGGAGGAAGATGTTAAAGCAAAATTCGCTGAAGCATATAAGATGTGTCAGAAGTTTGACAGACCATTGTTTACTAGGAAGTTCAGTTACATGGTAGATGAAATCTGTGAAACAACTCAATCAGTTCAATTTAGAGAACTGAAAAAATAGTTCGATTGCTCAGAGATTAAGCCAGGAGAAGGAATCCTCTGCAAGAACTTGAATCCTCTTGTCAAAATTCTCTCCGTGCATAACTGGTCAAGCAATAACGAGTCAGTTATCTACCAATCCAGGATAATTTACTCATACGCTGTCTCTGGGCGATCTTACATATAATCAATCAAACAATAAAATGAAAGGTTAAAATGGAAAAGATAATGATTAAAGGCAAACCATACGTTCAGGTGAATAAACGTGTACTAGAACTCCGTAAAAATTATGGAGACAAAGACGAAATGTTTGGTATAAGAACCAAAGTAATAGAATGGTACAAAGAAAAGAATGAAATAATAATACAAGCAGAGATTACAGACCAAACTGGTCGTGTTGTAGGAAGTGGAATTGCACATGAAGAAAAGACACAAACTGGAGTTAATTCTACTTCTTATGTTGAAAATTGTGAAACAAGTGCAATAGGACGAGCATTAGCTGCATTTGGACTTGGTATTGAGGATGCATATGCTTCTGCAGATGAGGTACAAGGTGCAATTAAGAAAGAAGCCAAGAAGAAGGAGAAAGTAACTGCAGATAGGAATGAGAACCTTACTGAGATGATGGTTCCAGACGAAGCAAGTACTGATCCGTATTATATCCAATACAGAACTTCATTATCTAAAGTCTTTGTTGAAGGGAGTCCAGAGGCAGAGAAAGAAGAACTGCTAGCGTTAGTAATGGCAGATTTTAATGAACCTGCTGCTGAAGAAGCAATAGAGGCACATGCAAAAGAATATAAAGGTAACAAGGAAGTGCTAAAAGAGTATTGTGAACAGCATATATCTCTGTGGAAAAATACAATGAATAGTAAAGACTATGATTCATTGGTTATCTTTATGAAGTATCTGAGTGGTAAGTTTCCAGAGGAGGTTGTATGACAGATTTAATTACTCCAATAACTAAAACTGCATATATAAGTGGAATAATAAGTTGCAATGAAGTGATTATGGGATATTTTGAAAACGATTTAAAACGTAGACGAAATACCTATAAGCCAAAGTTAAAAGTAACATTGGAACACAAGAATGAAATAGGTAGACTGTTCAAGGACATTTTAACTAAAGCAATGGAGGAACATGAGAACAGTTAAAGAATGTACGAACGAGATGATCAGACAGTTCAAGATGCTTCAATGGGAATGTACTATTGAAGGAGATGCAATTGCAATTGTTAAGGAGTGTTTTGCAAAATTAGCATCTGATCAGAGACTACCATACTATATTGATGCTATAGTTTGGGAACACTTCAAGCAGCACAGGATCACAATCAAGAAGAAAATGACTCCTCATGCAGAAGAGTTAATGATCAAGGCACTATCAAGAGCAAAAGATGATGGTGTCAATCCTAATGATCTACTAAATGCTGTTATGGTAAACGGTTGGCAGGGTATCGGCAATAAAGAGAATCAGTATAACGGCATCATAAAGAATACCAAGCCAACCAACAATAACAGACAGTATCTTAATACAAGTCATCAAATGGACCTAGCTAGAAAGGAGTTTGAAAATGAACGAAGAACACAACATACATCCACAAGTAAGGATGTTGATGGCTCAACTTTGCGAAGCATTCAATATTCCAATGCAAACAAGTAAACTGATTATATGGCAACAGAAGTTAGGTATTCCAAATACTGAACTACTGAAAGAGGCATATGAACAGATTACTGATGGTAAAGGTGTTACCCTTAAGATGCCTACTATAGCAGAGTTCATGCAGATTTACAAAGAAAAAGAGAGCAATTTCTTTAAGAAACAATCATTAAATCTGGAACAGCAATATGGAAATG